CAAAGAAGCAGCTGGTGGCCCATCGCCGTTCAAAATAGTGCTTACTGCAGGCCCAATCGTTCCTTGTATAAAGGTAACTCGCCTGTCTCCCGCGCTTGTTATGCGTCTCCCGCCGTCGCTGGTTATTCTTATCGCGTTACCGATGTTTACAACCACCTGGGTAAATGGCCCTCTGGCTACGTTAACCGCAGCAACCCTGACATAAAGAGTTCCACCAGCAACGCTTAACGCTAAAGAATTAGTAACAACTACTCCCGCAGCGTCCCAGTTAGTCCCATCAAGAGATTTTTCAACAACATAATAAGCTGCTCCCAACGCAACGTCCCATGAAGCTATAGCAACCGTAATGTCTAACGTGTTATTATTGACTACTAGGCCCGTTACAACTGGCAGCTCTGGGATTTTGGAGGGAACGGTTTCTTCCCCTAAAGCTGGTGCAGTTCGATTCGAAAACGAATAAATTCGTGAATCGTAATTCCTACAAGTAATGGAAACCGTATCATCGTTCGATGTCGTAGCAGAGGTTACAAGTAATTCTTTATACTCTTTGCCAGTTTCCCCAAAATAATACGCTGGTGGATCGCCAGCATCGGCGAAAGATAAATTAGTTCGAGTAATCGCTGAGTCAGTAACTACCTGATATTCATTACCAGCTACTTTGGAGCAAGCTTGTGGGCCTACTACTGTCCCATATTTGTCTCTGAAGGCTATCGAGTTGCCGTCTATGCCGCTTAAAGATTCAGAAAGTGTAACTGTCTTGTTATCTGATGCAATCGATTCTACGAGTCCTGCGTTGCCCCAACGAGGCACATCATGCGACAAAATAACATAATCTCCGAAAGACGGAATCGTCCCATCAAGACCTGTCTTAAAATTTATAGTTTCTCGCTGAAAAATCTGCTCGGCACGTATTTTTAATCCTGCTTGGTAAGCCTTGTCTCGATTAGTTATCCCAGGAAATTTTATTTTATTGGTGTTCAATCCGACATCAGTACCGATTAAGCAATTAACAGTTTCTTGCTTAAAAGTTGTTTCATCGAAGTATTCGATCTGTATCCCGTCGTAATCGTCGGCAGACTGTAACTCGATATTATACTGAAACGAATCTTTAAGAATAGAGTTGTCAGAAAATCCTATTACCGGAACCGTCTTAACAACATCTCGTATTAAAGAAAACTGTGTAAGATTAATTACTGGAGCTGAACCACACGCTTGTGCAATCAGCGTCAAAGCGTTCCAAATGTTAATTCGTTTCTCAAAAATATAATCAAAATTTACCGAATCTGTGGTAAAATTATTTGCGAGAGTCAATAAACCAGCTAAATCGATTTTAGAATTAGCAAGGTTCGCTCCATAAACTGACCTCAAAGCATCAACATATGCCCATACTGGATTGCGAGTTTCTGTCACCGCAGAAAAACCAGAACCGTTGTAGATAGGTAGTTTTCTCGTAGCAATAACGTTATATCGGCTACGTGTCTGGTTATTTAAATTATTAGTTGCCCGTGCCGCCATAGCAACCAACGTGACGTCGCCATAGTTTTTCGTACTGGGCAAGATAGCACGCATCTGAAACCATTGTACGGTAGAAATCGCCATCGTACTAAGATTTTTAGTGTTCGTTCGCTGTGCTCTTACTTCATATCTACCTTCTGGAACACTATTCGATAAGGTAATCCTGTGGGCCTCGTTACTAGCGAGCGTTTTGCTAAAATTGTTTAGCGTCGAATAACTACCACTGCCAGTAGGGTTGCCAGCATCATCGATTGCTCGATATTGAAACCTAACTGTTACTGTTAATGATGAAAAGCTACCGTTGTCCTCCGTAAAATATAATCCCTGCGGAAAAACAACATCAACCTCGATTTTATTAGTAGTCGTTCCTGCAGCGTTAGCGGTAAATGGCCCAACTATAGCGAAATCAGACTCGTTCGTGCCGAATAGTTCTACACCAGAAACTTCAGTAGAAGTCTCTACGTTATCGGGGAAAAGCGTTACGGTATCACCTGGGCCATAAACTTCGATGGTGACGTCAGAAAAAGAACCGATTGCTGTGTCCTCGATCTGATGAACTAACGACCCATACTCGCCTTGTCCGATACAAAAAAGCTGATAAAGTATTTGGTCATCATTTTCAAATTTAGAGTAATTTCTCGCAGCATAGGGAGGGAAAATGCGATTACGTCCGTATGGACAAGGAATCGGTTGTGCGAGTTTTATTTGATTACGCTGTCCAGATAGCGAGTATGATGTTTCGGCTTGTTCTTCGTCGACTCTGGCTGGGATCTTAGGAACCGAAAGGATCGACCAAGTTGCTGTCGCGACGCTTATAATTAGTGCAATCGTTCCAAGATCTCCTGGGACTTGTACGAATGCTAACACGTCTTGTTCGTCGAGCTTCGTTGCCTCCCAATCTGCTCGCATAATCGGTTCTCCTTGCAGCAAAGCTATAGTGGGATAATCGAAGTCGCCGCCATCTCCTAAGCGCCAATTAACAACGTCGCGGATGGTAGAGCCAGCGGGTACGATATTTCTGATAACCTCTTTGCGAGGTTCAAAAACGTTGGTTACTTCATTTACAACTGGCATGACGGTAAAACTCTATGCGCCCAAAACCTAGTCGCGTCAATTCTGCTGTTGATTGAATCATTACGCTTTTCCCGTCGCTAGCATGGACTATTTTGCCACCGTCAGCAGTAGTCCAGATTCCGACATGGTGTATCGAGTTCTTTTTTCCCATCCCAACGGCGTCAAATTCTTGAGGTTTACTAACCTGAAACCAGTCACCACCCTTAGATTCGGTCGAAATAATCCTAGAAATACCGATAACATCGCTAGGATTCATATGATAAGTAGGTAAAACTTCTCCAAAATAGATACGGTATACCTCTGATAATAACCCAAAACAATCGAAAGTGTCTGGGCCTCTTGCCCCCGCCTCCCAAGTTTTGCCGAGAAAATCTGTTGCCCAGTGAGCCATCAATCTCCAAGCGAAGGAAATCGTTGCCTCGTAAAAACCTCGTTTACGAAAGGACGATTTATGACGTTAACGAACAAGCATCGACCCGTGACGTGGAAATTATTAACACTAACATCAGCCAGCGTCAGTTCGAGCGGAGCAGCCGTTTGGGGTTGACTAAGGTCACTTGATAGGTACGGACGCCATTTTACCGTCACGGGCGTCTGAGAGGTCTTTATGGCCTCTATCGCGTCACTAATCCGCCTGTCTACGTTGTCGATTGTTAAAGTCAACTCTTGCGCTCCCGTTTCGCCTTGCTTTGGTCGATCTAGCAAAAAAGAAACTGGTTCGTAAACGTTAGTTGTCGAAGTTTCATCAGTTAACGACAAAGATGTTTTGTTCCGCACCAAGTGGAAGGTAGTAAAATTAGGATGCGATATTTCGAGAGAATCAATAATCGCAACGTTCTTTTTAGCTGAAGCAAACGCTTCTTTAATCGCGTTCGTATATCCGAGTTCAGGCATATTAACTTGATAGTTTATCGTATCGCACTCCGACGTAATCGATTATTAATTTTTGTGCAACCATCGGATATTGAACCATAAAATGCGTTGGGAAACCCATAACCCTTGAAGACGGTCGCCAATTAGACCCCGTCGTAGAACTACCATTCAGCGTTTGAGCTGATGAAGACCACGAATTAGAAACCGGAAACTTAGCTTTAGGATTGTTTCCGTCAATATCGTTTTGAAGATCTACAGTATCAAGGTTGATGCTATCTAAATTTTTCCAAGCGTCTAAGTAGACAGCTTCGTTGGTATCGTCTGAATAGACCCTAAAACAACTCGTTGACGTCGCACCGAAAGCTGGATTCCTGGGGATCGTAAACGGCATTTGTGCAGCAGTTTGATCCGTAGTAGTTCCAGTAGATACTGTCAATGTGTCGCCGTTTCCTGTGCCGATCAAATAATTCAATTCGCCAGCTGAATCATCCTTTGCAGGTACGCAAAAATCGCGCTTTGAAACGTCACTTGAGTGCTGACTCGACCATCCGGCACTCGTATTCGATGCACCAGTTTGTCCCCAGGTTCCTAACCCAAATAAATTAGTATATGCTGTTTTAGCGTTCGTTAGTCCTGTTGCACCTGTTGTTGATGGTTTAGTTGGGTGCGTACCACTAAAACTGAACCCTAAATGCTGACCAGATCGCCAAGCTAATCCATTACTAGCCAAATCAGTATTACTAGGAATCTCGTCTAAAAAAGCCCTAACGATATAAAGTGCCTGGTCTGTACCACTGGGAGGAGCAGGAATGGCTATTTTATAACGACTCCAACCGCCAGTGTTGCCCTCAAGTATTACTTGTCCTGTGCTGATATTTGAAGCCATTTTATGATCCTGTTTCTAATGTTCCAGTTGTTAAATCTGCGATAAAAAATCCAGTTAAAAGCCAAGTAGCAGTTTCTAACAAGCCACACTGCAACGGCATGTTAGTTGTTTGGGTTGTCCCTGTTGTATTAGTAATGAGCGTAACATATTCTGAACTAGTGTCAGCTTCGTTAGGATTTTCTACTATCAAAGTAGCTGTCACTAGCCAATCTAAATAACCTTGGTTGGCAACCTCGTATTTTCCCTCAAAGAAACGAGCAGTATTGGCTTTTTCGCCATCACCTAACGAAAGATCTATGTTAAAAGGCATAGATCCATTTAAAATAGTCGTGTTAAAAAACGTTTGAAACGTAGTTAACTGCGCGTCAGTCATAGAAAACTTAACCCCAACCTTATGCAGGCGTAGAGAGCTTCTTTTTCGCCCGATAGGTAATCCGGTAGCGTCTTTCGTCCGAACGTTGTGAGAGTTAACTGAGAACGCGAAATCGGTAGTCGGGTGCGGTAACGTTGCTGGAAAAGTCGCGTCAGCCATTATACGGGATCTTCTACTTCAAGTTCTGCGTCAACTCGCCATCCGGTCAATGTATCAGAGGTAACGCGATAATCAGATAAGAACAACGCTGTGTTGAGGCGACAAGAATTCCCAAAAGCGAGCTTCAGAACAAACTTTTGCGTACCAGCAGCGATCCCGATGTTATACCAAATCTTAAAAACTTCTAGAAGTGGGTCTGTTAAGAACCAAACCACACGTACTTTACGAGGTGCTTTAGTTGATCGCGGATATTGGCGTATGCGTCCAGAATCCATCAACTTATTGACAGAAATCGATTGTGACTCGAACGAATATTGAGCCAAAGGATTCGGTAGCGCCGATGGTATTAAAGTAGCGCCCATTTTAAATACCACCCCTCCTTAATCCATAAGAGTTTTCTGCTGAGCGAGAAATGGGCCCACCGTTTAGAAAATCTTGCGTAACATCGTTATTGACCGCTTGTCTAACGCGATTCGTGATTATCGTCATCATTTCGCCGTTACCATTACGTCTATCTTCAGTCGTGGTTTCTACCCCGAAATTCTTTATTACGATTGTTGATTTGCCACCAGCAACTTCGCCGTTAGCTAAACGCATAAAATTTCTTTGCTGAGAAGCGTTTAAAACTGCCTCACCGCTGTTAACGTTAATGGGTACGTTATCTCCAGAAAATGATGAACCCCCAACAAAACCACCATCTTCGAAATTGCCGCTCTGTATGGTTTTTATTTCTGCTGCCACTTTCGCTGCCATCATAGCCCCCGCGATTAAGTTAGCAGGGAATGGGCCTCCAGTTGCGTAAGCATTCATGACAGCTTGCCCGCCTCTAACACTAGCATCCGCAAGAGCAGCTGCTTGAGTAACCTTGAAAAGCTTTGAATTACTATCTTTAGCCAGAAATGCCAAATCACTAAAAAATTGTTTTTTAGCTGCTAACTTCTGCTCGTCGAGCCTTTGTTCTTGCTGTGCTTCTCGCTCACGTTCTGCTCGTTCTTGTTTTTTAGCACGCGCTTCTTGGTCTAATCGCTTTTTTTCAATATCTAATAACTTCTGTCTTTCTTCTCGCTTCTTTTCTAGTTGAGCGATTTCAACCGAAGCATTCGAGAAAGACCCCTCAAACAGACTCTTGTTTATTGCGTCCATTTCGAGATTGATATTTTTTATCTTCTCTCGTGCGGAAAGGTTATCGGCGTCTATTTTCGCCTGTAAATCAGCAAGAGCTTCAGCTCCGACTTTCCTTTTTTCGGCTAAATCTATGACCGTTTGCTCAGCTGTCCCTGTTTTTTGTAAGACTTTTAATTCTTCTAACCTTCCTTCGATTAAGGCTCTAAAATCTGCTTCTCGCGGTCGTTGTAAAATGGGACTAACTTCTAAGGCAGTTTCTATAGCCCCGATATCGGGGACTCCCAAAGCTTCTACGCCTCCAACATTTACTCTACCGATAATATTTGCCGCTGCTGAAGAATCTGTAAAATGATCTAATATTTTTGACAAGGTGGTAATACTATCACCCGCTATGTCTCCAAGGTTACCATCCATTACGGTGTTAGTAAACCTAAACCAAGAATCATCAAGATTCGTAAGTTTACCGTCGATAGTTTCCATTTGAGCCGCCATCGAACCAGCGAATTCTTTTTCTCCCAAACCTTGTAGAAAGCCTTCGATTTCTTTCGAGTTATTGCCTATCGTAGTTGTAACGTTTCTGAAAGTAAGAGAAACCCTGTCCCCCTGTTGACTCGCCTTAATGCCGAATTCTTTTAATCGTTCGAATTCACGTGTTGAAGCATCCGCTACAGCTTGAATAAATTGATCTAGGCTTTTGCCCATCGATGCTGCCGTATTACCGTAAGAAAGGATAGCTGCCTCACTTGGATCTAGACCTAAATTTTTGAGCGTTATGAAAGCGTTAGTTACATCTTCCAGGCTATTCGGCATCTGCACAGCCGTTTTTTGCAATTCAGCAAACGCCATCTCAGCACCGATAACACTTCCAGTGGCTGTTTTTAATTGAGCCTGTAGCTTTTGCAGTGATCGTAAATTGTTAAAAGCAGACATTAAGCCAGCGAATCCGACAGCAGCCACACCCACCTTCGCCGCCATGCCTTTAAAGCTCTTACCAAGCTTGTCGTTGGTGGTACTAGTTTTCCGGCTAGTTTTATTAAGTTTTTCTAGCCTATCGTCAGCTACTTTAACCTGATTGGAAGTAACTTTGATTTGAAGTTCTGCAACGTTTGCTGGCATTAGTTATTAGTCTCCTTTTTTAAGGTTTCGTATTCTGCCACACGTCTCAATCTGTCTAATGTCATCAAAGCGTCTACCTCGAAGGGTTCTGGGAATGTCTTTTTTAAATTCGACCATGATTGAATTTCAGAAAATGTTAAGTTGCCGTTTCCGGCTAATTCATAATGCCACGTTAATAAGTATCCGACTTCATCTGGCAGTTCTGTCTCTTCCGCGAGGAGTAATCCCGCATCCGTACCGCGAACTTTGGCCACATGTTGATCCAACTTCCTCCTAGTTGCTCCCGAAGGATCTCCGTGAGCACGTTGGTCGAGTTTGAATCGAATTTTCGCATGCTCGTATAGCTGTTCTATTTTTTTTTAACGTAAAGCGAACGGCTGGTTATCACATCGTCAATCTTGTCTGCAATCTGTGGTGCTTGATGTAATAATTGAAACCGATTGGCGTCAGTTATTGGCCAAGGAGTTCCGTCATCGTCGATAAGATTCCAATCAATAATACAGGCAGCAGTGCGTTTGATGATTTCTAGCTGATATAAATCTTCTGATTCTTCATCATCCTTACCAACTAAACTCATCGCAAATCGCATTAGCTTGGTTTTCCCTTTACGATAAACGTCAGAATCTATGCCAGCAACCAAAAGCCAAAAACCAGAGTCCTCTCCGCTGGGAAGAGAAAGCTCGACCTTGACTCCATCATTAGCCAAGTCGCGCGTAAACAAAGATTCGAAACTTATATGCTTCGCTTTTCTTTGCTTATCACTGGTTCTCGTTTTGGTTGCTGTAGTCATAGGTTTTACGCTGCTGGTTCGCGAGCAAGGACAATCGCAGAGTTGCTGGTTGTTGCGTCGAACAGAGCCTGAAAAGGTAACGTAATTGGTGAATTTGCTTCGCCTCCAACGTCAGGTTGCCCACCGTTGTATTTGATCTTAGGAAAAAATACGGCCAAAGTGTTACCAGCTGCATCTGATAATTCTTGTTTTAAGGTCGATACGGTCTCGTTGATAAATAGATTCATCAGAGTATCGTTGTCGAAATACGCCGTGATACTTCCAGTTGCGTTGCTTATTCCCTGTCCTGGCTGAGAGGTAGTGCTTGAGGAAAGTTGGAACTTCGTTTCCATGCCGTTATCTACCGAAAACTCTAGAGAGGTTATGATTGCAGACACAACTCCGTCCGAACTTACGCTACCATCAGTTGGAACCATCGGCTCGGTCGTTGTTGGGTCTCCGAAAGTAGAACTTCCTGGAGCCGAGGCACTAGAGGACTGGCTTTGGCCTATAATTCCATATGTCATTGTAACAACAGAATCTAGCCCAGCTGAAAAATTACCTGTATTATACTCAGATCCAGTGAAAAGCTGATAGCGTCCGGCGGTAAGATCTGAAAAATCGCGCATGATAGAAAAAGAACGTCTTGTCGTTCCAGCAACGAGCTTGTCCATTTCTTTAATCGTTACACTTTCTCCAGCAGAATCATTTACTAGAATTAAACCATCGATAGTAATCGCACCTGCTGCTTTGGCAGTTATGCGAGCCACTCCGTTATTAGATGCCGATCCAGTAAATCCAGAGATTAAAACCATGTCACCAACCGCGAACGATCCGAGACCGTTTCCGCTGTCGCTTATAACATTGCCCGAAGCTGCTGCACTAATTGTTGTTGCCGTCACTGAAACGGAACCAGTTGACCACGTGCCCCCTAAAAGAGCCTCTAGTTGGGCATCATGAGATCCGTAAGACAATTCAGTGGGAATGTCTCCGGCGATGTTCTTATTACCGTGTCGAAGATCTCGCAATCCTCTGTCTGAATAAAGTTCAGCTGATTCAACAGCTGTTTTCGTCATTCCGAGCGTGTTTCCAGTAGATCTGAAAAAGTCGAAAGCAGGACTCGAGGGAGTCGTGCCGTAAGTTGATTCGATTTTTTGATAAGTCGAGTGTCTTGCGCTATTAGCCATTTTAAAGTTCCTGTTGTTAAGATCTAGCGAGCCTAGCTTCCCAAGCTATGCTTACCGAAATCCGATAATTTTGATTTACGCGACTACCTGGGGAACTTCCGGCGGATCTGATCGCAACTGATGTAGAGCCAGACGTAAACTTACGTCCTGCGTAGAAATATGCTCTGATTTGTTCATATTTCGCAAGAATATTCAAGCGTCCCTCGTTTAAAGGGTAATTTAAATCGATTTGATAGATCCCAGTAACGGTATCAGTGCCTTTCCTGCCGAGACCCGTTGGCTCTGGTTGGGCAGGTTGAAAAAAGGTTTGCACCCAAATACCGTCGTTTGGTGTATCTTCTGCAAAGTTCGGCACAAACCAATCTTCAGCGGCACAAAACGCGCCATCAGAAAAAGCCTGATTGAGTGCAGTTTCTAGTTCTACCATGCTCATAATTTACGATACCTTTGCTGCCTCCGCTCTTATGAGATTATCGAATCTAGTGTTATTTACACGAACCATTCCAGCTGGAGCCTGCTTTGAGAAAATACCAGATCCTGATGATACCGTTTTACCTGCGGTTCCCTTATAACCCCCGAACTCTAACACACGTGCATAAGGAAGATTGTTCGTTAAGTAAATGGTTTGAGACATTTCTGATTGTTTGAAAGTTTTTTTAGCTCGTTCGATGGGTGCTCCACCGACCTTAGCACGCGCGGAAGACGTTTTTAGCTCTGGAGTGCCTATGTTGGTGTTCCAGTTGCCTCTGAATCTCCCCGTATCGACTGGAGAATCTTTTACATAAGAAGTGAAAAGCTTTAAAAGAACAGCGTCTCTGACTCTTTTCGGGTTTTTTTTCGCTGCGTTAACTACGAAATCTGTAATCTGCGCTGAAAAACTCATCTTTTTATAATACCAATTTTATACAGTACAGCTGTGCCTGATGGTGCTATAGGAGTTACCCCTATAGATTCCCACTCTTCGGCATCAAATTTAATGCGATCTCCCGTTATTGGAGCAAAGGGTGCGTTTACCGCCTCAGCAATAACAAACCGAACGTTGCCTCGAACAAGCTCTTCGGTATATTTGCCGTCCAAATCGTTAATGCTTGCTCCGCTGGCAGGCAGTATGGCTGCTTTTATTGTTCCAGTGCGATCAGCTCCACCTGTGGCTGCACCCGTGACTTTGTTTATCGTGCTACCGCTTTTTCGCAATATTTGGACTTCTCTACCAAACTTAGAAATAAGATTTAAAGCTGTAGATGCAGAAGCTGAATAATTGAAGGACATTACAATCTAGTAACGCTTCCTGGGCCACCAACAGTCTTGAACAATGGTTTTAGAAACTCGTTAACTTTAGCGAATATCGGCTGTAAATTTGTTACCCCATTATCAGAGTAAGAAACTTCTAGCACATCAACCTTTTCCCTGGTTATTGATTTTCCGTCATTAACGTTAAACAGGTCTGTCGTAGCCGAATCGTAAATTAGTTGTGCTTGTGCTTTTATAAGTTGCTGAGGGATCTCTGTGTTAGAAATAGGGTATTCGTAAACGTCGATAAATGCTCTTGGCCACACCAACGCTTGTTCGTCTGAATTTTTTGTGCCCTGGAAAAGCTTTTCGTGAGTTTCGATCCAATCTGTAGATTGAATAATACGACCCGTTTTAGCTTCATCTGACGTTGTGTCAGTCAGTCCTCGGTCACTTATGTAAGTACCGTAATCTGCTAGCGAGATATAGGTGTTAGCGTTCGCTTTACCTGTGCCATCTTCAACTATTAATGTCGCTGCCATTCGCCCCAGAAGCCGTCCTCGCGCGAGCAAGGACGGCTTGATAATTTCGAGTTAGTTTACGACTAACCTAGCAAGAGCGCCATGTGGTCAGACTTGACAGCCTTAACACCCCATGCGATGCGAACGTGAATAACGTTTTGCAAGAACTGCTTGTACAAAGCGAGCTCGAAGGTAAGACCACTAGCGGGATCAGTAACGAGCGTCACGTCAGACGCCATATCTCCATTTTCTGGAGCAGCTGGTAAGCGCGTTAGCAGTTGTATAGCAGAACGGTTGAAACCCATGTTCGCGACATAACCAGAGCCACCGTTTTCGATAGAATCTCCTGATTGCCAAGCGTTATAAGTTCCGCGACCGTTTAGTACCAACTCGCCAGGAGCACCCAAAGCTGTCTTAACGACGTATTTCTCTGAATCTCTTCCGGTTTCTTGATTGATTGCGAGATCTCCAGCTTTCCAGGTTCCAGCTCCTGTAATCAAAGATACCGAAGTAGTGTCAACAGGATCAGCTCCGCTAGTAACGTAAGCACCGTTTTCCGTTCCAATCGTGTGACTGGCAACTTGTCCAGAGTAGCGTAATGCCAAGTTCTGAACTTTGTCGGTCATACCATCTCGGAGCATATCAGCTGAGCCTGCTTCATTTACGCGAAACAGGGTGTTTTGAACTCCACGCAGGTTTGCCATAGCAGAAGAACCCAAAACAAGCTGGCGGTCAGCAGCCGGAGCACCAGCTTCATCAAGAAGACGGTTTACACCAGCGAAATCACCAAGGTTGCCAGCGGTTCCGAAAGGAGTTGTTCCAGCAGTTCCAGAAGCCCGAGCAGCGGAAACATATAGAGAAGCCAAGTCGCTTTCGATTTCGTTAGCCAAAACCCGAAACGCTTGAGCAAATCTATCAGCGGTAATCGTTGAATAGATGCCCTTGCGAGTCGTTCCGAGAGTTTCTTCGCCGTTCCAACGAACTGGAACGTGCTTTGACTTGGTGATTGCAAGCGTGTCAG